GTCGCCGCCGAACGAACGCCATGCGGATTGGGTGGTGGAAGTAGCCATGAATAACTCCTACGTTGAGGTGCTTCAGTCTCGTAGGAAAGTCTGCCGGGACAGTCTGAGGCACCGGAAAACCCGGATAACAGATACTACCCCACATCCTGCGGCTGTGCAACATACCTGAAGCTCCATCCTTTGAATGGCCCACGCACCAGCGCCTTTCCGTCCTTCAGTGCGCGGTTTACAGTCGGCGGCTTCAGGCCCAGCTTCTCGCGCAGTTCTTGGATGCTTGCATAGGGTGTCTCTACCCCAGCAGGGTCGGTTACGATAACCGCTTTGCGGATAGCGGCCTTGAACTCCTCCGACCGCTCTTTGCCGTACCAGAAATTGCCCGCGCCTGACAGTGTGCGGGAGATTTGGGCTTTCTGGGCTTCGGATACGGGCATACCTGTGCGCTTTGCCCGGTACTTCTCTATGGACTCTGGTGACCTAATGCGCCCGGTTCCAGCCGCTGCTATCTTTGCTCGGGCTTCTGGAGTATGCGAAAAAGTGCGCCCATACATTGCGTTTTTCTCGCCGCTTTTCCCTAGCCCAAAAGCTGTGGCGCTTTCGGCCACGTTGTAGCAGTTGGCTTTACCGACACTTTCGCGCAGCCAAACATTCTCCTCTTCCAGCAAATCCACCATCTCAGCCACGTACTGAACTATGACAAATACAAAAGCTGCCTCTCCGTATTTGTTCCATGCCGCTTGAAGGTGCTTATTTGAATGATCTCCACGGCGCAAGCGCCAGATGTGTTTGCGCTTTCTCTTTGTGAAGTCTACGGCACTCCCTACATAAAACTTGTTGTTGACCACGTTTATGATTTTGTAGATACACTTTGTCATCGGTTACTCCTAAAAAGTAGCCTTAGTATACCACACTTAAAAAATAACACAACGGCCAGTAAAAAGGAGGCCGAAGCCTCCTTTTATCGGTACACCTTAGGGGTTAAGACGAACCGGGTGAACCATAAACACCCAATGGATCGCTCACGCCAAACGAGTAGCGCTCACGGGCCTTGTAGCGGACGTTGCCAGTGTCGAAGTCTCCATCCATTCCGGTGGACATGGGGGTACGAACGAAGTGCTTCAGGCCGTTGGGCACATCAGTGATCAGGAACCAAGCGTTGGTGTCTGTCAAGAAGTGGTTGACGGTGTATCCATCGGGGATCGAGCCGTTGTTCTTGATGGCGTTGATGTCGTTGTCGGTAGTGCCAACACGCAGGTTGGTTTCCAGCAGACGAGTAGCAACGAACATCAGAGCAGGCGGGATCACCAGCTTCTTGGGCTTAGCGGCGATCAGCAGACCGCGCTCATCAGTCCACGCAGCGATCTGGATCACAGCGTTTTCCAACGAGGTTTCGTTCAGGTCAACACCGGTTGCGGGACGGTTGCTGTTGGTAGCACCGTTGACCAGCGGGTGGGCTGTCGAGAACAGAACCTGACCGTCACCGTAGGTGGGGCCACCAGCGAAGCCGTTGTTCAGCACATAGGCACCCTTGACTTGCTTGGTGTACGCCATACCGCGAGCCAAGCCCTTGGTGTAACGTGCAGACAGGCTATCGTACAGGTTGTCTTCCACCGCTTCTTCAGTGATGGAGAAACCCATTGCGATGGTTTCGTGGGTGTAACGTGCAGTCCATGCTTCTTGCGCGTTGTCGTAAGCGATGGCGGAACCTTCGCTCTTGACAGGGGCCGCGCCGAAACCGGCCAGCTTGGTTTCTTCTTCAAAAGAACGCTCGGAAGTCTCGATGTCGTAGACTTCCTTGTGCTCTTCGCCGTAGCGGGCGTACTCCAGACCGAACAGAGCGTTCAAACCGGGCAGCAGTTCCTTCAGGAGTTGCGAACGTGAAATAGCCATTTTGCTTTACTCCTTAGACGCCAGTAGCGAGGTTGTAGGAATGCGCACCGCTGTTCCAACGAACCAGCAGTTCTGGGAATGTATCGTTTTCAGTACCGGGGACGATACCGATGATACGCATTGCCAAGGTGGCGGTAGAAGCCAGCGAAGCACCGTTGGTACCAACCACAGCGTTGACTGCGGAGTTACCAGTTGCGGTGGAACCAGCACTGAAGTTACCCAGAGCCACGTTCTTGCCGACAGCGCCAGCAGCACCGTTGGTCAGCGTACCGAAGGCTGCGGAGCCTTGGACTTGCATGACCAGATCGTAGTCATCAGCAACGTAGATGTACACGTTGGTGTAGCCGTTGGTAATGGCGTTGGCCGGAACGTACTGTGCCCAGATCGACTGACCTGTGGTGGGCAAAGTGTAGCGGCAGCCGGTCATCACACCCACAACGCCAGCGGTAGTACCGGTGGTGATGGTGGCGGTCAGGGCTTGGGGGTTGCCAGCAGCGGTGAGCTGGATAATGTCGCCGTTGAACAAACCAGCGGTATTGTTCGTAGACAGCTTGATTTCGCGGACAGAACCCGCGTAGGACTGACCACCGGTAAGCGATACCGGCTTCAGGCCATAGGGAGAAGACACTGATGCCATTTAAGACTCCTTTGTTAAGACCCGCGTCCGAATGTCACGCTGCTACGCTTCTCACTGAAGAGAGGCATACGCGGATCATTCTCGCGCATGAAGTTGTTATCCACGGACGCCATCTGGTTATCGGTTTGGTTCCGATAGTACGCAGAACGCTGTTCCATGAACTCGGCCGGGATTTTGCACAACATCAGTCCACCCACAACTACGCTGTCAGGGAAGCGGTCGTTTTTACCGCCGCTGCTGTACAGGCCCAGTTCGGGATGGGCGGATGCCTTCACAGGCTCCCAACCTTCACGCAGTTTTGCAGAAATGTTCATTGGGTCGTCATTGTTGAGCGTACTCAGACGAATCCAACGGAAAGTAAAGCCCGGCTCGGGAGTCGGATCAGGCAGGAGCGCAGGCGGTGCCCATGATTTGGCACGCTCGGTTGTTTCGCGCTTGTCCAGACTACGTGGTTGTCGAGTTTGTTCCGTCATTTCACATTCCTCATTTCTTCCGCAACCTTACGGGCGTACAGTTCCAATGGAACGCCGAGCCGCTTGGCGATATTTACTTGCGACTGCGTAAGTACGACTTTTCGGGGCGCTGTACTACGGGTCACAGGTGCTACTACATTTGAGCGGCGCTGAGTGTTCGCATCAGCATCGCTACCATTTCCGTTGTCAGAAAACTGTTCAGGGAAGCGTTCACGGAGGTCGGCATTCAGTCGATCGTAATACTGCTTGCTACCAGCCGGTACGCCTTCACTAACCAAGTCCTCATGCACCCCGAGTGCGTAAGCGGTCATCCGCTTGTTGGCACCAAACCACTGATTTTCATCACGCCATTTGGCAAGATTGTTGTCAACTTGTGCAGCGGGTTGCTGACTCTGGGCGATTTGTACCTCATTTTCTGGCTGGTGTAAAGGCGTGGGACGGTAGTTTTCAATTTTGTCCGCCTTGATCTTTGCTACCGTCATCGCTTCTTGCGCGGCCAGCATTGCCTCGGAATCAAAAGATTCTGCCGCCTCCTTGTAGCTGCGCTTGGCCTGCTCCAGCTCGCTGGCAACCACACGCTTTGCCTGCTCCAACAGCGCGGTCTGTCCTTCCGATAGTGTTCCACGCAGTTTTTTGTTCTCTTCCACAACGACTTGGGCCAGTCGCAGGGCTTCTTCCTTCTCACGCTGTGCCGCTTCTTTTGCCCGGCGTTCTTCGTGATAGCCCTTGGTGAAGTGCTGGATGCGTTTTTTGACGCTCTCGTCGTACTTACTAAGCTCTTCGTCGGTAGGGTCTTTCGGGGGGTCGATCATGGGCTTGCGGCCGCGATCTGCCTCCGGGGTATCGTCAACGATCTCCAGTTCAGGCTCCGGCGGAGTAGCCTGCTGCTTGTTTTCCACCTCGTCGGGGAACTCGAATTCAGTCTTTTCAACTTGTGCCATGATGCCTCCTTAAACGCGGGAAATGCCGCGCGGGTCTTGCACAACCGCTTCAACGGAATCGTCGTTGACCAAACGAAATTCACGACCGTGAATCTTCATGCGCGTGCCCGTGTTGGGGCGCACGATGACGAAATCACCGATCTTGCACGAGGGGCCAGACGGGAATCGCTTCTCATCCTTGAACGCATCAGGCCCAACTTTCAAGACGAACAGCACCGGGGACAGCAGCTCTTCAAATTGGACGGTCTTGTCCGCTTTGATCAGCCCGCTATCGTACTTGTCATCGGCCTCCGGCAGTACGCACAGGAGGTGGTAAGTGGCAGGATCGGGCAGTTGTTTTGCCTTTTCCTCTGCCGAGGTGTTCAGCACCCCGGACAGGTCTACAGCAGCGACGTTGAACTCAGTCGTCATTTTCGGCTTCCTTTAATCTACGCAAGAGGTCGGTTACTTCCATTTGGGCGGCAGCAAGACCCCGAACCTGCCCTACCAAATTTTGATACGCTGCGTAGTCGGGTGCCGACCCCGACGACAGCGCTTGTTCAATCCCAGCAATACGTTCCTCCAATTTACGCAAGAGGAGCTGGAGAATTTTGTCGTCCATCATTCAGCCTTTTTCGGTGCTGGTTTAGCCTTGGCCGCAGCGGCGGCCGCTGCTTTCATCTGTTCGAGCCGGGCCTCGTGGGCAGCCTGCGCGTGCAAGGCTTTTTGCGAAGCGGTCTGCGCGTTGGTGTGCAGGTTCAGCGCGTGCTGTTGTCCTTGCTGCTGCAGGCTCGCCAGATGAGCCTGTTGTGCCATTTCCAACTCTTGTGCGTGCTTTTGTGCCAGTTGTTGCTGCTCTTGCTGCTGTGCAGCAAGCTCTTGCGCGTGGCGCTGGGCTACCATTTCTGGCGTCTCCTGCGGCGCTTGTTGCCCCATCTTCATCTGCAGTTCTTGCGCTTTGAGTTGCAGGTCGCCCTTTGCCTTCATGGCTTTGGTGTCGGCATCCTGCTTCTTGATCTGCAGTTCCTGCATCTGCATCTGAATGATCGGGTCTTGGGCTTGCTGTTGTGCCTGCTGTTGTGCAGCCTGGGCTTGGTGCTGCTGCAAAAGCTGCACAGCGGCCTGCGCCATCAACTTGGACACCTGCGCTTCGATCTGCGGCTCCATCTCTGTATCCGGGGCGGGCAGCGTAGCACCCAACTGCTCTTGCAGTTTGACACGGTACTGGAACGCCAAGTGTTCAGCAATGTGGGCCATGATGGCGGCCTGAATCTGCTGGGCCATCGGGTTTTGCCCCAACTGTGCCATCACCATTGGGTCTTGCATCATGCTGCTGTGCACGGCAATGTGGGCATCGTGATCTTGGGCGATGAACGCCTTTGTCGGCTTGCCCGTGATCAGCGACATATTCTCCGATACCGGGTCGCGCGGCAACTGGTCGTCATCGGTCGGCACCAGCTCTTCGGCGTTCTTGATGCCCAGCACCTCCAGCATCTGGCGGTGCAGCTTGGGCAGGTTATAAATCTGGGGAGCGCCTTGGGCCAACTGGATAGCGGCTTGGTACTGCATGATCCGCTGCGCCATTGTGGCACTGTTCGGATCGCTGACCGGTATGACATCCACCATGTCGTAGTCGGCCTGCTTGGCTTTGCGGTCGCCTTCCTGCGGGTCGAAGCTGTATTCTTTGGGGGTATAGTCGCGGATGATTGCCTTCAGGAGCTTCAACTCCTGCTTGAAGCTGAAGTGCACACGCGCCTGCACGGCTGTCATCGTCTTGAGCTGGCGCTCCAGCAGTGCCAGCGTGGTGCCTACCGGTGCCTGACTCGACATATCGCTGATCTGCATGTCAGCGATGGCCCCCAGACGGCGGCCCTCGTCGGTGATCTTGTCCAGCAGCCCGGCCAGAACCGCGCTCGGTTCTTTGTATGGCAGCGGCATGATGTTGTCGCGCAGCGTGCCACTTGGGATGTCCACGTCACGGAACTCACCGGGTGCGATCGGAGTGTCATCTCCCTTGGTGCGCAGCCCACGGGTCTTCATACCACCGGGCAGGTTGGACAAGGTACCGGCGTCCACCAACTGGCGAATGATCGACGTGCCTGCCCGAGCGTAGCCGCCGATCAGATGGATCAGGCCGATGCCGTATGCACCAAAACCGGGGATATATGTATATTGGGCGAAGTGCTGGCGCTTGGCGAATGTGTCGTCGGACTCGTCCCAGTTGCGGCGCACCGCCAGCACCTTGGACGTACCGCGCTCGATAGTCACCACGTACGGGTGGGCCAACGCGTTCTCGTCGTCTTCACCGGTGTAGCCAGCCTTCTTGTCACCGCCGGGCAGCACGTAGTCAACGTGGAACTCCAGAATCTGGAAGCGGTCGTCTTCATTCAGGGTATACCCTTGCTCTTCCGCTTTCTTCTTCTCGATGTCCGTGTGGAACATCACCGGCTCGCCCAAGTCCACATCGCGGTAGAACCCGGCGGCCTGCAGCCGCTTGATCTCATTCTTGGTCTTGCGCATCATCTGCGTCAGGCGCTCTGCCGTGAACGCATCGGACGTACCGTACGGCAGGATGATGTCTTCGGCTTGCACAAACACACTCGTTTGCCGTTTTTTGGCCGGGTCGTAGTAGACCTTCTTGAACGCCGCGCCGCCCAACCCGAGGTTGAACAGCATCTTCTCGTGCTCCGGGCGGAACTCCGGCATCTCTTCGGTAAGCTGGAAGTTCATGTCTTCAGCCACGCGCTCGGCCGCGTCTTCCTTCTCCGGTGTCTGTGCCCCGATTATCTCGGTCAGTACCGGGCCTTTGGCCGGAAACGTTTCAAGAATTGTATCAGCTTGGAACCGGATCGCCGCTTCGGTGAGGATCGTGGAATACACGCCACACGCGCCCGACCAAGGCTCGGTGCGCTCCTCGTACTTCATCCCCAGCACCTCCATCCCCTTGACGAACATCTCAACCCAGTCGCGGCGGCTCATCACGTCTTGGTCAAACAAGTCCATCAGGTCAGAGGAAAGGGTCTGCAAATCCGATTCAGGAATCGTTTCAGCCAAGTTCTCATTGAAGTCGCCTTTTTCAGCCGGTGCGGTGGGGTCTTCCTCCGGTTCACCCGCCAAAATGATCGTTATCCCGCCTTCGGCGTCGGGTGTCATGCTGTCTTCTTGCAGGCCCAACGGTGCTTGGGAAAGGGCGGCGGTCATGGAATTTGAGGCCATACGGGTTCCTTAATAGTACGCGCGGTTACGGCGGCGCTCGAATGGCTCGCCATCATCGTCGGATTGTAGGCGGATGAGGCCGCCTTGTCGAAAGCGCATGAGCGCCTGCGAGCAGCAGTCCACCATTTCATCGTGCTCGCCGTTGGGGAACTCCGCAATCTCGTCCATCACCGCGTGCGCCCAGCGCCGGTCAGGGCACCACACCATGCCGGACGCAAAAATGTCCGCCACCGAATTCAACCGGGCGCGTTTGTCCGCTCCCCGGCTGGGCGTGTACTCCCCCACCGGGATGCCGATCGCGCGGAACTCCTGAATCAGCGGCGCACCGGCCGCTTTCTTCTCAATGATGGTCAGGTCGGGCTTCCACTCCTTGTAATAGTCCAAGGCGAACTTCTTCAGCTCTGGAAACTCCTTGCGGCCCGTCCACGCGTCCAGCAAAATCAGCTCATCGCGGTTGTTTTTCTCGTTCCAGAAGATTCCCCAGCTCTGAACACCGCTCGGGTCGGCGGATTCCTTGGCGGTGTGTGCCGTATCCCAGCTATGCAGGATGATTGAGCACGGCGGGGGGTCTTCTTTGTCCCAAATCTTCCACCATTCGCGCTTGACGATGGCTCCTTCCTCAGAAGTCGGCTCCTGCATGTACTGCGCGGCCCAAAATTGAGGAAACATGCCCGCTTTTTTCCCCAAAAGTTGTTCTACGGGCCATTGTTCGGGCCAAAGTGAGGCTCCAGAGGGCAAAATTGCAGGAAAACGCACCTCATTCCACGGTAAGGAGTCCGAATTGTTCTCCGCCCACTGCAACGCGCGGCCGATTGGGTCTTTTTTACCCCACCGGGTGCCGATCATGATGATCCGCCCACCCGGCATCAGTCGCTGGAGGGGGCCGACTTGCATGTACTCCCATGCTTGGGCGAAAGTTTTATCAGGGTCGGAAGCGAGGACGGCTTGTTCGGATACCAAGTCATCCCCGATAAGTAGATGGGCTCCGTGTCCGGCAACGTTGGCCCCAATACCGATAGCCAAATATTTTCCGCCAAGTGTAGTAGACCAGTTTGAAGCCGCGCTTTTGTCGCGTGCCACCACGGTGTCAGGAAAAACTTCATGGTAAATATCACTGTCCAGTAGGTTCCGCACCTTGCGGCCGAAATCAGCCGACAGGTCGGCCGTGTGCGTCACCATCATGATGTGGTGACCGGGGTTGTGACCGAGGTACCAAGCCACGAACAGGTAGGCGATTGTCTCGGACTTCCCGAACCGGGGCGGCATCGAGACGGTCATGCGCAGCTCGCTGCCGGAGTTGACGTTGTGCAGCAGCGGGCGCATGTGCCGGTGGTGCGGCCCCTCCTTGAATCCGGGATACACGAAGTGGCAGAACTTCAGGAAGTCTGCCTTCGCCCCGGCGCGGGCCATCTTGCGCTCCAACTCTTCGAGGTCGAGCAGCAACTGCTCCTGCTCATTGCGCGGCAGGTTTGGTAGTGCCGCCAGCAGGATGTCGATTTCTTGCGGAGTTAGCGCATCCGCGTTGAGCTGCATCAGACTTTCTTCGAGATGCCGTAGCCCTTGTAGCCGGTGGAGCGCACCCGGCCGCCCTTGGCGTACTTCGTGTTGTCCCCTTTGGGAGACATCCGCCCTTCCCTGCGCTCCTGAGAAACAGCTTCGCGCTGTTTCTTGCGCGTGGGTTCATCGTACATAGCTTGTGCTGCAGTAGGCGCGGGGGACTCTTCCTTGTAGCGCCGGTTGGCTTCGGCTGCCTGCGCGGCTTTCGCGCCAGCACTATTCATAGTTCCGTAGTCGTCCGGGTCTTGCGTGTCAGAGTCGTGCGTCAGCTTAAAGAGGATACCCATATCATTCCTTCGGGGTTATGGTTTCGACCTCGACCACCTTTGGAATAAGGGTCGCCAGTCGGGCGGCGGTCGCCCGCACACGCGCCTGCAACTCCTCGGAGGTCGCGTCGATTTTCTTGATTTCCACACGTTCTGTAAAGGAGCCAATCTCGGTCAGCTTGCCCAGCAGCTCAATGGCCTTCAGGCGGATGCGGGCGTCGGGGTGTTTGGACTCTTCGAGGAGCTTAGCTACGACATAGCCGCGCATCTCCTTGGCCTGCTCGACGTAGGCCCAGTC